ACTGCAAACCAGATCGGTGGCCTTGATGATCTGACCAGCGGCTCAGCTGTTGATTACACCGGAACGACTGCAACTCTGTCTGGTACGGGCAGCTGGTCATTCAGTGAGACTTACATGGAAGGTGATGACACGCCTTCGACTGTGACCATCACAAGCGGTGTTGCTGGCTCACTGCCATTGCTTGGCATCAACGTTGTTCAAAGTGGAGGAGTCGCGGGCTCCCTAGCCGGAACAATTGATTCAGGGCATTCAATTTCGATAACCCCGGGTTCGGCTGGCACTCAGGCTGTTGGTCAAGTTGTGACGTCAATCACTGCTAACTGATGAAAGCCGTATTGCTGCTGTTGTTGTTAGCGCCAGCTGCACATAGCGTGCCGGTTATACCCAATTTTAAAACCGGCACACTTACGTCTCATCAGGAAACGACCAGCAAAGTCACTGAGACAATCGTTAGCGAGGAGTACAACACAGGCTTTGAATACACAGCCACAGGCACAAACGTAGAGAGCGACACCTACTTGAATCCGATTTCTGAAACCACCGTCAACGGATGGACATCCTTAGGAAAACGACCCAACTGGTCAGTTGTCGATCCAACCAAAGCGTTTCAGTTCACAGAGACGTATCGCGGGCCAGGTCTCAGCAACAAAACAACGGTGCAAAGAGTCACCGAGGTAACAAGTATTGTAGACACGGTTTCATCCTTCTCGGAGTGATTTTTTGCGCTCCTGTAAATGCAAACGACATAGGAGGAATTTCAGCAACAGCATCACCTACGGCGACAAGTTCTGGGTCAGTAAGTAATCAAGCGGTGCAGATATTGCAGGGTTCCGCTATTACAAACACCTACGGAGGATCTATACAATGTCAGGGGCCAACTCTGACGGTTACGCCGTATGCAAACCGCACTAAATCATGGGGGTTGCCATACGAGTATTCTTACCAAGATCCTGTGTATGACCTCAGCGATTTAGACGAGGACGGCCTTTTAGATAATCCTGGGGCCACCCTGTTCTTCAAGGACACAAGGACTGGGCAGAAAGACCAGCACAACTGGAATCTGGGCTTGTCGATTCAAGCCACAATCCCGCTAGATGGCGGTCTGCAGGCACGTTGTAAAAAAGCTGTTGACCTGCAACTCGGTCTGCAAAAACAGCAGCTAGCCAACAAGCGACTGGACTTTGAAATCAGCCGACTCAAGCACTGCGGTGAACTTATGCTCCGTGGCATTCGATTTGCAAAAGGCAGTCCGTTTGAGAAGGTTTGCGCTGATGTCCGTATCCACCATCCAACGCCCCACACACACCCTATTTCGGTCGTAAAGACCGCTGAAACTTCCGCCGCTCCATAACCGACTCAACCTTGGGCTTTTTGCCCAACGCCTTCTGCAATTTCTTCGCCACCTTCTTCACTGTTGGCTTGATCAACCTCAACAGAAAAGGAGTCGCAAGGGCTGCTGATACACCAATCACAGAAGATGCCGCCACAGTAGTTGCTTGAGGCAGCGTAGGGATAGCTTCTATAACCTGTTGCACCAGGGGCTTGGCTTCCTCAACTTCTGCCACAGGAACAGGCTTAGGCTTTTCAGGCAGTCGGATGTCTTTAACAGCCTCTATTGGGTCAGGCTTTTTTGGCATCCGTGGAATCTTGGGCTTTACTGGCTCAACTTCTGGCTCAAAGTCCAACGGACTAAACGACGGCATATCGATGATTGGCACGCCAAGTTCCAGCGTCACAGGCGGCACATCTGGTATCGCTACTTCTGGCAGATCTACGACAACATCCAGTTCAGGGATTTGGATTTCAGGTATCTCATCCATGAAGTCAGAGCGGTTTACAGCACGTCAGCTCTTTATAGAGAGAGTCAAGCATCGCGAAGGGCCGCCAATCGTTTACACAGTAATGTCTGGACGCAGTTCCAAGCTGTTTACCGATCACAAGGCACTTTTGCGCTGGATCAAATGGCCATCAAAGACTCCCACGGGTGACGCTTTACGCGAGTGGCTGGCGTCGTTTGACAAGAAACCTGACGCACCCACGCCAGAACTTGACATAGTGCAGCTGCAGCGTGAAGGCTTCGGGCCGGAATGCCATCAGCAAGACGACTCGATGGAAAACACAAAAATGGTTTTTGATCGTTATTTGCGTGACTGAATTGCCATTGCAATAAAACCAATCATTGCAATCCAGGAATTGCAGGCCCAGTGCTGGTCGGCAACTCTGGCATTGCCTTGTCGATCTCACCTGGAATCATTTCGGTGACATTGCCGGCGATGTCGTCAACCACAGTCGCTGCATAATCTTCAATCATCCCAGGAATGCGGGCAAAAGCAGCAATGCTTAACCCAACCAACGTTCCAGACATCACAAAGCCCAGAACACCTAAAACGTTGTAAATACGCTGCATGTTTGTGCAAGCAACAAAAAACCCCTGCAACTCTTAAACAGGGGTTCCTTGCTGTCCTGTGTAAAGACTATCTAGTTATAGCTCAGAATTTATACTTGCCGCCAACTTTTAGCCCATAGCCAGCATCTGCGTCGTCAAATTTGGCTGCCGAAACCTCCCCGTAGATATTGAAGGCGCTGGAAACAGATGCCCCAATGCCCATTTTGCCTGAGAAACCCACCTCAGTGTCGCCGTTATCCGGTTGAGCTAGCGCTGGTCCTCCCTGCACGAAAAAGCCGTTTTTTTCCCAGCCCATGTGGGCCTCTAGCACGCTCGCATTGAAGTCCGATCCAGACCAAGCAGCATTAAATTCCGGATTCAGGTAAAGACCATCGGCCTTTGCTGCAGGAGATGCCAGCGCAACAGCCGCAGAACCGACGACACCACTCGCAATGAGAAGTTTGAACATGGGGAGCAGAATTACTTACCTTGCCCACGGTACTTCTTACGGCCTTTTTTTGGGCGTGAGAATTGACCATTTCCCTGTGTGGTCCGTTTTGGTTTACCAACAACAAATGTTTGGCCGTTAAGTGACTTAGCCATCAGTAGCCGTCAGTTGAGTCGAGGTTCTGATACTTGGCTGCCAAGCCAGTAAACAGACCGTGCTGCGGATGGCTAATCATGTCGCGGCCATCAAGGAAAAACAATTCCTCAAGCCACATGGCCCTAGAACGCATGGCTGGCAAATCAGACGCCCCCGGCTTGGAGGCGATCATCGGGTCAGGTCTCTGCATCAGGATCCAGCAGTGATGGCCTTGTTCAGAGGAGTCATATCCTCAGTTGTCCAAAAATCCTTGGCAACCATAATTTCGAGATGATCAACGTTGCGGTCAACCGTGTCCTGCTCTTCAGTAGTGCGGCTGTCTTGAGCCATCAAAGCGTTGATTAGGTCCACGCTGTCCAAGCACGCAGAGTAGTGCTTGGCGATCTGCTCAGCTGTTGGCATTTGCTTTGAGCTGTTCCACCTCGGACTTTAGCTCCTGAATAGCTTTGACAAGCATCGGAACAAGCTTTCCATATGAAGCCTCAAGTCGATCAGGGTTTTCGTCCATCACCAGGCCCAAGTAATCAGCATCAGCATCCTGTTGTGCCGATTGCAGCTCTTGTGCAATGAAACCAGCCTCATACGTTCCATCCTTGCCATTGCCATCACGGGTCTGCCACTGAAACTTGACAGGGTTGAGCTTGCTGATGAAGTCCAATCCCTCTGGCAGCTCCTGCACATCAGTCTTGTCGCGTGCGTCCGACAGGCTGCTAATCGTTTGAGTGTTACACCGTAGAGTTGAAACGTTCGCGTCTCCGAATGTTATCTCGTTAGAAGCTGTTGCTGAGCTGGCCTCAGCATCATGACCAATGCAAGTTACATTCGTTCCGGAAGTGGTTGTGTTGCCAGCGTCATAACCAATCCCCGTATTGCCCTGGCCTGTGCTGTTGACAAGAGCGTTACCGCCAATTGCTGTAGTTAAACCGGTTGTCAACCCCGCTGAAAGTGCGTTAGACCCGACGGCAACGTTGTAGTTAGAAAAGGCCCCGCTAATTCCATCACCGGATTGAGAACCAATGCACACATTATTGCCTGAAGCAGTGATGTTTCGACCCGCAAGTCTTCCCATAAAGAAGTTGCTGCTGCCTGTTGTAAGGCTTTGTCCGGCAGCCTCACCAACCGCAAAGTTCAGACCACCTGTAGTGCAAGACACTAAGGCACCATCGCCCAAAGCAACATTTCTATTGCCGGAAGTATTCGCCGTTAATGCTTGGTTTCCTACCGCAACATTTGCGATTCCAGTAGTATTTGCCTTTAGAGTTTGATAACCGACACCAACGTTTCCTGCCCCCGAAGTTGTTGCATTTAAAGCCTGGTAACCAACTGCTGTGTTGTTGTTATCAGTGCCATCATCGCTAGCTAGCGCACCAGTGCCTAAGCCAATGCTTACACCACTGTCATAAGTAACAGCATCGGAAAGATCATCAATGGCAGACGCCCCACCGCCTGCACCACCTGATCCAACTTCAACAACCGTTCCCCCATCAGTCTTGGTGAAGACGCCACCGTCAGTGGTGTTGATGGCAAGTTCACCTACAACAAGATCGGAGGCACTAGGGTCAGAAGTGCCGCGCTTTTGCTTAATTGTGTTTGCCATCAGTTACCTCAGAACGAGCCCCCATCAAGTTCGAAACTACTCGCAGTCCCGTTTTCCAGGAAGGTCACAAGGTCACTCAATGCAACTTGAACCATCGTTCCAGCATCGTTGATGACCATGCGGTCAGCAGCTGCAAGAGTCGTTGACGTTGCAGAAGTGCCACCATCCAGGAGGTTTAATTCAGTCGTAGTAACTGTTGCCCCATCAAGAATCGCAATCTCAGTAGAGGTCAGCGCAGCAAGTGCAGCTGCACCGCCTGTTTGACAGGAAGAAAGAGTTGTTAAATCAGTTGCAGATGCTTGTCCCCCGAGCGCAGTTAGTGCGTCTGATGCAGAAGTTGCGCCAGTTCCGCCGTCAGTAACGGCAAGCGTTCCGGTGATTGAAGAAGCTGCAAGGTCAACCGCTATCTTTGCCGATTCAATAACGAGACCTCCATTGGATTTGAGATCCGCAGAAAGTTCGCTGCCTGACTTTGCTAAGCCATTACCTGCTGTGATGTTTCCTGCGCCGGAGAACTGCGTAAAGGCGAGCGATGTTGTGCCAACAGTGATTGAACCGTCAGTTGTAAGAACGTAGCCTTGGTCTGCGTTGGCAGTGCCCTGCTCAACAAAGACAAACGCTCCACCAGTAACTTCGCTGTTTGCATCAAAGTCACTTGAACGTGACCAAGAGCCAGCTTTGCAGTCGTAAATGCCATTTTCTGAGCCGGTTGACTGGTTCTTGACCAGCACCCGCTCATCAGCAGAAACAGCAATGCCATCAATTGTCTGCGTGCCAGACAGCGTGATGTTCGCTGTTGTGGCTACCTTGACCGAGTCTTTGACATCTAGGCCAGTCTTGACCGCATCGACATAAGCCTTTGTTGCTGCATCCTGAGCTGCAGTCGGATCACTGACGTTTGTTAGCTTATTGCTGTTGATCGAAACATTGCCAGTCGGTGCCGCCATTTGGTCAAGGCGGTTTGCCTGAACACCAGTGTCAAAATCACTAATTTTCGTATGCGCAATGTTGGGAATATCAGCCGCGACTAGAGCGCGAAATGTTGGAGCAGCGTCTGAACCCGTGGTCGGACCAGACAGAACGGTATTTGCAGACCGGGTATCTGTTTTGTTGAAGAATGCGCCAGAACCGCCAATCGTGATGATTGACGAACTGGTGCCATCGCCATCATCGCCAAAGCCGTAATACAGCTTTTTGTCTGCCTCGTTAAAAGCTACCTCACTCGGCGCGAGTGTTGTAGGCGCTCCAGCAGAGCCAGACGCAGCCCGTTTTTTTAAGCGGATTGTGTTGGCCATTTAGAAGTCGCCCCCTTTTACGATGGTGGAAATGGTCCAAGTAGCGTCAGCTCTATACTCGCCAGAGGCAGAGTCGTAGTAGACAACGCTTTTGTCTACTTTAGCGGTCTGATTCAAAGAAAAATTCGACCCGGCTGGGCCTTCGGGACCTTGCGGGCCTGTTGTTGTGGCTGTGACGACTGTGGTTACAGGTGTTTTAACGACAGTGCTGGTGCCATTCTCTGTAACTGAGACTGTGCTCTCAGTTGTCGTGACGTTGACTGTCGTCATGGCCGCGTGTAACCCTGGCTCACTGTGATGACTCCCTCCAAGTAATACTCTCTTTCGCCGCTGCCGTTTTCCAGCAGTACGTCGTAATACAACTCATCAGGGAAGTTTACTGTTTGCGCATCGGTAAAACTAATCGTGATTTTGCCGGCACTCCTGTCTGTGTAGGCGATAGCAAAGTCAGCTGACTTCCTCGTTCTTTGCTTGTCCCAAGCCTGCGCGTAAGCAGTGAAGCCTGTCAAATCGATGGCAGAGTCAGTGCTGTCTTTGAATTGCAGCAGCAAGCTGAAATCAGCGGCCCTTTGAAGCGTAAAGCTATATGTCCCAGGTTGAACAGACATAACACCTCCAGCCGAATCCAGTCTAGCCCTAGCTGCTAGCCATTAAACCGTGTGCGCTAGCGAAAGCCAAAAGTGAATTCACTTTGGCCTCAAGCTCGCGGCAATACTCCAACAGCTCTGCATTGGTTGGTGACGCAGCATCCGCAATCGTCATCGTTCCGTCAGCTGTTGGCAGTGTCCCTGTTGTGGCAGTTGCCGCGAGATCAGCAACGTGCGTTGACTGGACAGCAGCAGTCGCTCCGAAAAATCCGATCTTGTTCTGGTCAATATCCAAGCGAGTCGCGAGCGTGCCGCCTGAAATCGTTTGAACTTGAATTCGACCATCTTCTGCTCCATCAGCGTTGTCGACAACACTCGACACAAGCGCCGCATAATTGATGTCTTCAGGCGTCGAGTTGTCGTTTGCGCCTTTGAAGTTGATTGTGCTGATGACGCCACCATCCGTGGCTTGGCCTGACCCAATAAAATAGTTCCCACTGGAGTCAATCTTTAGCCGCTCGGTGCCTTCTGTCTTGACCTTGAAGTGCCCGTCTGAACCTGTGTCTACAACTTGCGCCTCTGTATTCCCTGCCGATAGCGTTTTTGAATCGTACAAGTAACTCAGGCTGTTCCAGTTAGTAGAACCGTCACCGACCTTAAGCTTCAGCGTGTCTGTTTCGAACCCAAATTCTCCAGACAGCAAGGTCGGATTGGCTGATGTCCAGTTGGCGGCAGTGTCTTTGCGTGTGGCGATTTGCACGCGGATAGTCGTTGCAGTCATGATTGAGCACCACCGCCTTGCAATAGCAGAGTAGCTGACTCAGCTGGGTCCGCGTCGTCAGCATCAAGAATGAATGGAGCAGTTCCCGACATTGCGTAAGAGGTGAAGGTCTCCTCAGCGCCTAATGCTGCGCTCTCTCCTAGCAGCGTAAACAACAAAAAATTTCCGGTCACTGCTAGCAGCTCGACAGTAATGTCAGTGAAAACACCGCGTTGCGTTTCTACCGGCTCGCGCCCATAACGCAGCTCTGCTGTTGTCGGCATAACGTCAGCGCTGCCCCAAACCGCAGCCGGCAGAGTGAAAGTTACATGACTGCCGACTGACTCTACATAGTGATTTCTAATTAACGTAACTTCAGACGCAACTAAATCCTCGAAGGTGAGCCTTAGCCTGAAATTGGTTTGATTTAAGCTGTGACGAAACAGAATAGGAGTTCCGATTAATGTATCTTCAGAACTAACATTCAGGCCGCCTAGATCGTAACGGAACTTGGATGGCAGCAGCTCAGGAAAAGCGCTCATATCAGGTAGGGAGGGAGTAGTTGCAACTCAACCGTAGCCTCCGTGACTCCGAAAGCTTGCTCAAGAACTGGTGATGAAAAGTACCTCCAATTGTAGTTTGCAGGGAAAGTTAAATTAGTTGCAATAAGCGTTGTGCTGCTCAGGTCGAAAGTTTCAAAGGTTCCGTGCAATGAATAATGGCTAATCAACTCAGAGGCTTCGGAATCGCTTAGCCTCGTGAAAGTCATCCGCAACAAATGCCCTACAGACGCATTGCTGTGACGAACGCTCGTTTGTTTTCCGCTGAGCGCTGCTAGCTCAGTTGAGGCACAAATGCCTGGCGTGTAAACACGGGTTGCGGGTTGGAGCGCTGGAAATGTTGACATTAGGTGCAATCGGCCTGCGGAATGTTGTAATCATCACCGCCAAACAATTCAGGATAATCCTCGATTCCGAAAAGCTGCGGGTCTGGACATGGCGGATCTGTTACACCAGCGCAGTAAGTGTTGATGTCTACAGCAAGAACTTGGTTGAAGGACGGGATAACATTTTCAGGGCCTCTAATAATTCTCAGGCTGGTACTGATGTTACCGTTGCAAAAAACTTTCGTAACATACATGTACGCACTGGATCTTTGCCCATTAGTAGGTGTGAACGATTTTGGAACTGGATCAAGTTCAGGCATAATACAACTATTGATAGTGTGAATTTGTGGCGGAGTTCCAGTGTCTTGAATATGCCAAACATACTCACCAATTAGGGCTGGCAGCTCAACTGCGTCAGGCGTTTGTCCTAAAACTTGCGGCTGATTGTAGCCGCTCGCAGTTGACGGGTCTTTGCACTTTCCAACAGCCTTAATGTAGTGGTCAATTTCGTTTGTCGTTATAGACAGTGAGTAATTTCCATTTATAGGCTGAGTTAAAGTTTTTAGCACTGTTTCTTCTCCAGTGTTTTTGTTTACTTTCGACCAAACAACTACTCCGTCGCAGGGCAGTGAGCTTGACGGGACATTAAGTGTGTCGGTCACGAGTGGTGCGTTGTTTGTGCCAGTGCCGCCAGTAATATCGCCAATGCCTTCTTTATCAACAGGCTGCTCAAGAGGATCGACAGGATTGTCTAATGACCCAATCGGCTGAATACTGCCATCAGGCACAGTTACGCTAGGACCAATAGGCGAAGTGCCACCTTCAGTCCAGTCGGTGCTGTCTGGCTGTGACAAATCGATGCTCGTGTCATCGAGCGATGGGGGATCGATGCCGCCCCCTCCTGCTCCATAATCGAGACCGTCATTGCCTAAATCAGTGTTGTCAGTAGCTGAGTTGTCATCGCAGTCAAAACTACCTTTGCCGGCAGATATTGTTGCACCAACAGCTGTGGCAGCTGCAACATCAAGAGCGACTAAGCTCCTGCCTTGATTGTCTACTGGCAAATGAGTGAGATCTAAGACGCACACGCCACTTGCTGCTTTTTCTATCCTGTCAACCTCATACAAAAAATTATGATAATTGAAGGCAGTTGTTGCTGTTTCTCGACGCAACATCACGCGCACAACATCACCCAGGCTCAAGGTGCTATTGAAGCTGCTAGGTTTAACCTTCAATCTTAAAGTGTGGGTTATGTACTTCCGCCGAGCTAAGCGATAAGCGCCAACCTTCACGGCATGTGTTTCATTCGTGCAAAAATGGCTTAAGTCATACTGAACAAAAGGCCCAGACGCAGCCTCGCCTGTGTAGCGCATTTCTGTAGTCCTCGGAAACCCAATATCATCATCGGGCTGCTGTCTCCATATCATTTGCAAACAAACAGGCTTACGGTCTTCTAAAGCTATATATTCAATGTCAAAGCCATCAGGCAATAAATGCTCTTCCGTAAAAGTAAACACCCAGTCAAGCGCTGTTGTTTTAATCGTGTGATCTGTGTTGACAGGCAACACCGGACGAAAGCCAAATTTGCCTTTAGACTCTACAAAACGAAGCAAAAAATTACTGCTAGTTTGCTCAAGCCACTCATCTAAATTCAGGCTTTGATTGAACACGCCATTAAAATGCAAACCGTTCGTCTCGCAAAAATTAGCAGCGGCAAGCATCTTGGTGTTGTCAATCATGCTGCTAGGGATTTGCGCTGACTCATTCATCAAGTACAGAGCAAGATCAATAACGTTGTTGCTTGGGCCTAACGTGCTATCAAGTATTCGCGTAATTTTAATACCTTCGCGAACGAATACATGCACTTGATGCTCCCAGCGCACACTCCCGTCAGGAAAGGTGTTCACATAGCTCAAGGTTGTCATGTCTTCATATTTGCCTGACGTTCCGCAATAAGAAGGACAAGACCACGGTTGTTTTCCTGAAACGTCAGTCACAAAATTGCCAGGCAACCAAGTGCCAGAGCGTTTCTCATAATTTTGGTTCCAAGTCCCCTGGCGACACGGGCCGACAAAAGTATCCTTGATTTTGATTGTTGGCAGATCGCCCTCACTCAAAACTAAATGCAGACTTACTGTCAGTGCATTCGTTGTGCTGTCATTTTGATACCTTGCCTCTGTAGCGCCAGGGCTAACCATTACACCGCCGTTGCCACTAACGCGGCGACAAAAAACAATAGGAACAACCTCACCAATTTTGTAGGCACGTTGTGGCGTTGTTAAATCTTCTGCAGCCGTTGCAGCTCCATCAACTAAGACCGGATCAGCTAGCCCATTCTGATAGGGCAGCAATGCAAGTGGATCGGAAATGTTGAGAGTCATGTTCGCAACGGCACTCCAATTAAGTAGCTAGTGAATTTTCGCGGTGGCACCTGCGCGCCGACTGGTGACAAGCTTGAACCGAGTTCGACTTCGAGCCTTGTGAATGTGCCAGACACGCTCACGACTTCTGCCGTATAAGAAGCAATCAAGCTCTGACCAGACTGTGGTGCTGTCTGATCTAACTCGCTGTTGAATTCATAGATTTGCAGCTCACACAAACGACCATAGCTGAGAGCAAGGTTGAAAGCCTGAACAATTGTGTTTGTTGCAGGGACCTGAATTTCAACAGTTTTGCCACCGCTTGCACCTGACTCAACGATGCCGCTAGCGCTAAATGGCGTGTACTCATAACTAGCGCCACCGAGCGTCACGGCCTGATTGACGTAATAGGACTGAAAACGCGCATAGGTCGTCGTGCCGTCATGTATGCGCAGATACTGCGCTTGTGCTCTGCCCATTACAAAACCCCCTGATAGCGTCTTCCGCCGTAACTGCGGCTATTCCGGAAAAGTTGACTGCTGAAGTCTTCTAAAGCTCGTTCCAAATCGCCAATCGTCACATACTGTTGACCGTCTTGCTGCAACACTGGCCCAGTCGTAATTTGAACTGTAGTGTTTGCAGCACCGCCACCCATAAGGCCAGCATCTGCACCAGGGCCTACAACTCCACCCTCTGCAAATGCTGGGATGACAGATCTGCCTCTCATGCCGCCTAAGTAATTTGCAGCAGCTCTTGCCATTTTTGACTGTGGGATTATGTACTCTGGCTCACCACCTTCGCCAACCATCGCAACAGTAGGCCTGTTTACAACGCCACCTTCAGCAAACTGGGGAACACCTACTTTCGACACATAAGGAATAGAGCCCATTTTCAAAGCACCTAACGCTTTATTTGCACCTTGAATGATTTTGTTAATAGACCCAATTGCAGCGTTGATACCTCCGACAACAACCTTGAGAACAGCATTAACCGCTTTTTTGACATAGTTGAATGCCGCCACAAAAGGCTTGCTAATAAGCTGCCCGATACCTGCAAACGCCTTAGCTATACCCTCCACCAGATCTTCCATCACTTCTGCAACTGGCTTGACAAAAACGTCTTTAATGAAATCAAAGCCATCCTTGAATAAATCGCCAATTGACGAAAGAGCATCACCTATCTGGTCTCTGAAATTGTAAATAGCAACACCGGCTGCAACTAAAAGCGCAACCCACCCGACAGGGCCTGCAAACACAGCTCCAATGATTTTCAGCAAGCCAGTCAATGTGCCGCCAATTTTCAAAATTACTGCCGCCCATCCTGCAATAGTGGCGCCAATTTTCAAAGCAGCAAGTGCGCTGAATGCTGCTGTTACTAATGAGACAACCGGACTAAGCACAACTATTGCAGCGCTTACAGCTGCCAATCCGACGACAGCGGTTTGCATTGGTGGCGACAATTGACTGAATGCCGTGCCTATTTTTTCAATGAAGCCGACAGAAATTTCTAAAGCCGGCAACAAAGCCTCAGTTAGACGCAATCCAACATCACCAAGCTTTTCTTGCATAGTTTCTAGCCTGTCGTTGAACGCTGCTGCCTTGTCAGCAAATTCCTGCGTCAGCGCTGTGCCCATATTTCTTACGGCATCACCACCACTATTCAAGAGGGGAATCAGCTCTGAGCCGATGCGTGTACCGAAAACAGCAGATGCCAAAGCAGCTTTTTCAGTGCCGTCAGCCATTTTGGCAAAACGGTCTGATATATCCAGCATCACCTGATCAGCGCTTCGAACCTTTCCACTGGAGTCAGTAATCGCAACGCCTAGACGTGTGAACGCGTCGAAAGCCGGTCCCTTGCCTTTTTGTGCAGCGTCGTCAATGTTCTTTGTAAGTGCAGGAAAAGCACGCTCAAGGCTATTAATGCTTGTGTCGCTTAATTCCGCAACCTTGCGGAATTTGTCGAGCATTGGGGCCGCAATGCCAGTCCTCTGCGACAACTTAGACATTGAGTCAGCCGCGTTTATATTGTTTTTCGCAAATGCTGCAATCCCTGCAACGCCAAGAACAGGCAAAAAACTACGCATAGCGCCGAGCGCGCCAGAGGCAGCGCCACGCAGCCGCGTCATTGCTGTGGCAGTTCTGTTTGTCTGCCCCGACACTTTCTTTAGACCGTTCTCTAAGCCACCAAGCTGCCCTTGCCCAACAACGTTGGCCTTGATGGTCAGAGCGGTGGTCATATCAAAGGCCATGGCTATTTCTTGCGATCGTTCAGCGTCTCTATCACTTTACCCTCAATGACTTGCAAGTCATCGAGCAACAGTCTCGGATCCTCAACATCACATAGCTCAAAGCACCAACGCACCGCCCCATAGTCAAGCCCAATCAGTGCGCCACCGCTAACCCGCCACTGAGTCTGCACACGCATGAACATCGTCACAGCAGGCCATGCAGCAGGCACCACCTCAAAGTCATTGACACGCTTTTTGTTGGGTATTTGCAACCCAAACAATTTTGCGTCTTCAGCAGTGTCGTCAATTTCTACCCCGCCGCACCAATACTGTGCGGCGCCAATTAGTTTTTTCTCTTTTCCTCCACCAGTGAAGTGAAATAAGCCTCGATCAGACAGCCTGCCATCATTGGCAACTCTAAGAGCTGTGTTTTAGCCCCTTTGCTGTATGGGATGACTTCACCATCACCGTCAAGAATTCCTTCCCAGCCAACCAAAATCTCATCAGCAATACTCAGATCACTAATCTCAGCAGCGTTCGCATCATTGTCGATGCGTTTTTGCGCTAACTCTTGAATTTCGTTGATGCGAGATTGAGGCAGGCGCTTAAACTCTGCCTCAAACTCCTGCTTTTCCCTTCGTCCACCTGACACGGGCTGACGATACGTGATGGGCCAGCTGTAAGAGTCGGAGTCTTTAAGGACAAGGGCCATCAGGTCATGACAAGTGAAAATTCATTATTGCCTGCCGATGTAGGCGTGGCAATGTATGGCAAAGTTAGCATCTGAATCCCATCCTGATCGCTATAAGAGGGGCCGCCTAAATCAATTTGTGCAGCAGTGAATGTGACAATGTTGCCAGCGGTGCTTCCATGCTGAAAAGTCAAGTTTCCTGTGCTCGTTTCCGTAGCTGCAGTGAAAAAGTCCTTGGTCGCAATGGTTGTCGCTTCAATGACGCACTCACCAGCCGGGGCGCGGTCAGTGACTTCGATGCTTTTCGTTCCGCCAACCAACTCCCGATAAACAACAGTGTTGTTGACGTCAAAGCTCACAGACTGCACTGCGCCGCTGTAGCTGAACACCTGAAAGCTTGAGGAGTTCCCATTTTTGAAGACTAAGGGATCCGCTTGGTCCGCATAAGTCGGAGAGCTAATTGCCACATCTGACGGCGCGTTGTAAACGCCTGTCATTTGAAACGAGATGAAAGGAACTGCGCCCACCTCAGCGCTTAATGAAAAAGTCCCGCGAGAGCCAGTGATCTTGTGGAGAACACCGTCATTGTTGAAATAGATAGTTACTGACTTCGGAGTGGCGTCACTGTTTGGCGCATAGGTGACGCTTGTTGAGCTAACGACTGTCTCAGTGCAACGACACGCCTGCAACAAAGGCCCATAAGCTGGCGCAGTTCCCGCGCTACCAGAACCAGCCAATTCAACTTCAAAGTTGATTGAAACTCGCTGCTGTGACAACAGCTGTTCAGCTTGACCCAGGAAAGGTCGGATAAGCTCACGGCTTACAGTGTCAACCTCAAGAGGCGTAACATCAATGTTACGAACCTCGATAGCATCGCTGCCAACAGTTGGCGTTGGGTCAGTGCCAACAGTCGTCTCAAGCTTGGCCAGTAATAGCCGCTTACGTGATAGCAGTGGCATGACTAGCCAGCAGGTTTCTTATGTTGATCTTAGCAAGGTCAACCAGTGCTGAGATCTGTCAACAGGGTGCGATACCTGACGACGAAATCTAGCCCAATGACGCCAGCTGGTTGATCGGCATCAATTTGCTCAAAGCTTACTGAGCCAGGCTCGACGTCAATTGCATAGCCGCCTGCGGTCAGATCATTCATCATCTTGCTGTGAACATCTTCGACGATCGGATCAGCCGCGTTGTCTGGAACAGCAGAACGCACAATGATCGACACACGCACGCTAAGACTCCAGTCCAGACGATCGAGTCTGAGGTTGTTTTGAGGAGTGTCTCCGGTCGGCTCGATGACAATTGCTGGCGACTCACCACGGCTTAGAGGCACAACACGGCTGCGATAAATGCGCGTTCCAACCTGAACAGTGCCAGCAAGGCTTGAAGCAATATCAGCCAGAATTGATTCCCGTTTTGTGGTCATGTCTTCTGGAGCGTGACTTCACAGGTAAGACCGTCGGCAAGCAAGCGTGTCTCTCTCACGGTGTAATCAACTGAATTCACAGTGATTGCATCATTTGCTTTCAGTGTTCCAAATTCAGAAGCCTTAGCCGTGATCTGATAGTCCGTAGACAAGACCATGCCACCGGCTAAGACTTGATCAGGCTGATCAAACAAAACCTTTCCAGTCGTTGTGCCTGCTGTTGCAGACACGCTGAAAGGATCGTCGAAAAAGACGTCTAGGTCATTGCTCAAAAAATCAGCTAGCGCCATCAGCCTTAGGTTTGCGGGTGCGTTTGGGCTTGGCCTCCTCGGCCTTTGCTTCAACGGCTTTGCCCATGCTGATCAGCAGAGCGCCGTCTTTGTCGGACACGTCATAAGTCTGGCCAGCCTCAAGGGCTTTGCCAGATGCCATAACGCCTCTTGTGCAGGTGATTTTCATAAGAAAAAAAAGGGGCCGTTGCCGGCCCCCTCCTCAAAATCAAGCAACGATATCTTCGATGCTCGCGAAAGACTGAGCGTGGCGTACAGCAATATCGAATGAGATGATGCCGCGGACGGAGCTAAGCCCTTTAGCGAAATCATCGCTGTCTTCACCAACCACGATCTCAAGACCGTTGCCGTAGAAGCCAACCATGACCTGGCTGAAGTCACCTGCAACCAGAGCAGAAAGATTCA